GACCTAGATGGCGGTTACATGAACTTCATTGACAACGTGTTTGACAGTGAGGAATACAAACTGCTGCTATGTCACAAGTGTGCCCATGAGTTTGTTAAATGGGCAAACGTCCCCGCAATTAGTCAGCAAGGCCACCCGAAAACAGAGGAGGAATACTGCGATGGCTGGACATTTGAAGAGTTCGAAAGAAAGCAATTCGAATACATCAAGAACAAATACTTCCCCAACAATTGAAGAACTAAAGAAAAATATCTTTATTGCTCTTGAAGTTCTCAATGGCTACACAGAAGAAGAAGCACTCAAGAACTATGAGTGTGAGCAAGGGACATGCCAATGTCCGTAACCAACACAAACACACACACCCCCGAAAGGAGCCTTAAATGGCAGGGAAAAAATCAAGCGGTGGAAGCAATGATAGCCGCCCTAATGGAAAAGCATGGAAAAAGAATCCTGGACCAGATGGAGTCAAATCCAAGTCTGTCTCTAAACCAGGTCGTATTAACGGTCGCGTTGCAAGCAACCATGACAAGCGAGAAGCTTGGAAAGCAGCAGGTGGTCGTGCTGACCACCCAACAATCCCACACTGGAAAACAGGCAAAGTCTTTGGAAAGGATAAAGTAAGTGTTTCCAATGACGCCTAGTCAGTCGTGGTTATTTCTATTCCTATTGTTCTATTCAATAGGCGTAACAATTTATGCGTATTACTGGAGATCTAGATACTACGACTCCTATTCATATCGCATCTATGAGCGTAAACAAGAAGGCTACAAGCGTACGCAATTAGATGAGCTGTACTCAAAGTCTTTCTTCAAAGACTAATCTTGCACGGGAGCGGGATGAACTAGGTTCAGAAAACTCCCCTCGTAAGACCGCACCATCATGCGGTATACAAATGTGATGGAGCCTGTATAGATTTCGCCATCTATGCAGGCACGTTGGGCAGAGGCATAATAGGTGGCCAAGAACCGAGAAGGAGCATTAGTATGAAGTACCTTATCTGTTGTAGGTTAGTCGGGTATCCCATGGGGAAACTACTCCCGACTTAGCAACCACTTAAAACAATCGAAACTAAATGCGTTTGCTTATGACAGCACACCTCGGGGCAACCCACGTGTGCCGAGGCTAGAGTCAGGATACCGTCAAGATTGGCGCCTCTGTCCAACACAAACAAACGGCACACCGACACAGGGAGACTATATGACTGAAATCTATAACCCCGACACGTTGGCCTGGCAAGATAGGGCAGCGTGCAAAGACCTCCCGGTATCTATGTTCTACTACGATCATAATGAACGTGGTCCAGAACGCATTTATCGAGAAACAGCAGCACTGGCTGTTTGCAAAGGCTGCCCAGTAATAAGACAATGTCTGCAAGACGCAATCAACAGAAAAGATGCTCACTCTATTCAGGGTGGAACAACTCCTGTTATGAGAGGTCATAAAATGCGGACAGTCCCAGAAGAATGAAGGGAAACAAATGCGAAAGCGAAAACTAGCAACAAAAATAGAGCGCATGATGATTGAGGAGGAACTCGAACTTCATGGCTTAGATTCACAACATAGCCGGGCGTATCACACAGGCATTATTGATGGCTTAGGCCAAGCCCTGTTTGCTATTGACCCTAAGCGTGCTAGACGTAATCCAATCAGCATTGTATGGTTTGATGAAGATTATGATGAACCACGCAAAATAGAACAACACAGGGAAACCATGTTTGATGCAACCACTAGCAGACTATTCGAAACCGTTGAGGCTGAGTAATGGGTGCGTGGTGGATATCAAACTATGATGAAGCCAAATCATATCTAGCAGGCGGCCGTAAAAAATGGGACCGACCAATGTATATGCGTGGGCTTCGTCTTCAACAACGAGGAAAAGACATTGCCATTCTAGACAAATGGTGTGGCTTTGACCCTGTGTTATTTCATTCAGACGGCACCTTGACCATACAAGCGCCCCGTAGTGTCCCAACAAATTGGGGCGGTACTTGGAACCCACTAAGAAGTCAAGGCGTCCGATACAACATCAGACACTTCAGTGGTCTTAAAGAACTATTCCAAAAGAATGGGTTAGTGTATATAACCACACAAGATGCTTTACGAACTCCATCTAAAGTTCAGAAGTGTCGAGGATGCAGGGGGTCTGGTAAGCGAGACAAATGGTGTTCGCCACCATACTGCCGTAATTCTTTTCCGTGTGAAGACCACCCGGAATGGAACCCAGGAAATACTCGTGCTTACTGGCACTACGGTGCATGTGAGCATGGAATCTTTGACAGTCACACAATTCCACAAGGAACAGATTGCTATAGCTGCAGTGGAACTGGTAAACAAGACTATGGCAATAAACTGATTTCAATAGCTTGGGATGGTTCCCCGCTTAGGTTATTGAATGGCAACATAGTAAAACAACCACCAACCGAACTAGAGAAAAGGATCGCAGCGTATGTCAAGCTTGACAGTTGATTACACTGGAGAGTTCGTCCCTACGCAAGGTTTGGCAAGCACGCCTGTACAGGCTGCCCATCAAATCATGCAGGGATACATTCCAGCCAACTTAGTTGACCTAAGTACCAACCATAACTTCAGAGATGTTGTGCTTGGGTACATACTTCGAGACACTACAGACCAGGACACAGTGCTAAGAGCATTGTGCACTGCGATGCGTGGTGCCGCAGATGAAGCGCATGTGAGAATACTCAGTGAGTATGCAGCATGTGTTGCTTATTCATGGGGCAACTCACAACTAGCGGTGCAAGCAATTGCCCGCAATAAACCACAGGATGCAACAACATTTATTTGGTCTGTAGCACAAGCTATGTCTAAACAAATGCCTGGACCATTCTATCAAACGCTTGTTATATCTCAGCTGCCTCAAGCAGAGGCTGCATATACAGCAAGCGTGTAACCAACACAAACAACCGTTAACTCACATATCCATTAGATAAGAAGCACTCGCATAGATACTTGATCTGACCCAAGCCGGAAAGCAATAGCCGTAGCCTGCGCCGTTATGGTCGAACGTGACATAAAGTCTAACTGACCGTTCTGCCAGGTAGCAAAATTACGTGAGCGAGCCCGTAGTAGCTAAAGTTCCAGCCTCTCTATTGCCTTCGTGCGTACATCTAATAGATACCCCGGGGCAGACCTTAGAGGTCTGTCCTGGGGCTTTAACATTTATAAGAAAGGAACACCATGTGTGAAGCATGCAACGAGCATGAAGATGACGACATGCCTAATTTTGATTCGTTGTCAGAGGTTGAAAAACAAGAATTTTACGACTATATTTCTAAGCAAATGAACTTAGTTATGGAGAAGGCCGAGAACCATGGTGTGTTATTTGATCTAATAACTAAATGGCCTCGTGATAAGCAAGTAGCCTACGAAATGGCTGCAGTAATTGAAAACCGCGTCCTAGAAGACGACGATGAAGACTAGGTTTCCCTAACAAATCGTTAGGGAATGTCATAGCAATATGACAAACGATTCCATTACCAAAGAAGGGGTAAAAGCTATGGATATCGCTGTATTCACAGAATCGTACGAACCAAGTATGGGTGCTAAGCGCCGTCAGGTTCTAATCACACCACACGATGGAAATGTACGAATCTATTCACGTGACACTGACGGGACAAAGGGTCCTCACAACAAGTGGGAGGAAACCGATCTTGACAGCATCACAGGACAGATAGGTACTGACGAAAAGCTAACACGCACACCGGTTGCTGTATACGTTACAGCAGCAGATGAGCGTGCCATGACGGACAAAGGTTATTCCCCGGTCCTCGGCACTAAGGCTTGTCAAGCACATACCAAAGCAGCACTAAGCACAGATACTATGCCTTTTGTAGAACGCCTATGCGAAATCTACGAAGCAGTAAGTATTGGTGATGATGCTCTTGAGGCCCATGTCATAGACAATCGCCGCATGCCAGGCACACCTGTTCCGTTGCAATCAGTTCCAACACAAACAACACCAGCGCCAAGGTTAAATGAAGCTTTTGAAGCTAAGTTTGATATGCAGGTAACGGCAGTAGAAGGCGGTCGAATGATTGCTGCATCACTGGCCTCTGTACCTCGAATTGAGTTGGCAAAGCGCTATGTGCATAGAGATGTCTGGTCCGTTCCGGACTTTGAAGTCTTCGATCATGCTCGTAGTAAGAACATCAATGTTCTAATCTATGGTCCTACTGGTCCAGGTAAAACCACATCGGTTGAAGCATGGGCTGCTGAACGCGGTCTGCGTATGGCTACCGTATCTGGCAATGCTTCTATGGAGCCAAGCCAAATGACTGGTAAGTTTGTATCAGATGGTAATGGTTCATTCGCATGGGTTGACGGTCCAGTTACCGATGTAGTACGTAATGGTGGCGTCTTATTGCTCGATGAGGTCAACTTCATCAGCCCTAAGATCTACACCGTTCTATACTCATTGTTAGATGGTCGTCGTTCTATTACCTTGTTGGACCATCATGGTGAAGTAATTGAGGCCAATCCAGACCTCACTATCTTCGCTACCATGAATCCAGATTACATTGGTACTACACCGCTTAACTTTGCGTTCCGCAATCGTTTTGATATCCAGATTCCTTGGGATTATGACGATAAGGTTGAGTCCAAGTTGGTCTCATCCAAGGCATTGCTTGTAGTTGCAAAACAACTACGCACTGAAGCGGCTAAAGGTCAGTACGAAACACCAATCTCAACTAACATGCTTCAAGAGTTTGTTAACTTTGTTGACGCTCTAGGCTATGAGTTTGCAGTGGAAAACTTCATTGCTCACTTTAGTTCTGACGAAGCAGCAAGCGTTAGGTTGGTATTCCAGACTCACGAATACAATATCAAGACAGACTTTGGTATTGAAATTCCTATTGTGGTTGAACAAGAGCCTGAAAGTAAAACTCCTGAAGAGCAGCTTCGAGAGTGGGCTGGCGTTTTAGCACAAGCTAATGGGTTGAACTAAGTATGTTCATTGAAGAACTAGATCAACACCATTGGGGTGATGCCAGAAAAGAAGATGAACAGGAACGCTCTGTTCGTTTGAATGCATTATGCCGCGTGTACGAACAGGCGGACCGCGTTCTAACTGGCGACCCAGTTATAGTCAATGTCGTACCAGATGGCCCCGCACCAGCGTGGTCAGATGGTGCTGCAATCTATATCAATCTAAGTGAGATTGAAGATATAGACCTAGAGACATTGACTCAGGTGAACGGCTTGAATTATCACGAGCTAGCGCATCACCTGTATACGCCTCGCAAAGGCACAGAACTAGTTAAGTGGGTTATAGATAACAACTACTTCCAAGCATTTAATATCTTGGAGGATCAGCGTATCGAAACTCTGCTTACTGGTAGGTATCCCTCTATCGCACCCTATTTAACAGCAACAGTTGCTCGTTGGTTAGGTACTTCAGAGGATATAAACGGTAACTATGTCTGCATTCGTGGACGTCGTTATCTCCCTGTTGAGATTAGACAAGCATTCAGAGATGAGTTTGCATTCCCTGAACTAATCCCAGCAATCATTGACATCGTAGATGAGTATCGATTGCTTGCATTCCCTGCTGGGTATGACAAAGCAAAAGAACTTATCAAGCGATTCTACGACGAGGTGTGTGTACCTATGGGTATGACATCGGATATGGACGGCGGTCCCAACAAGTGTGGTGAACGTAGCCCTATATCCAAAGGTCGTCCAGAGCCAGGTAAGGCACAAGAGAAGGATGCTCAACGAGCAAAGGGCATAGGAACTAAAGAATCAACCTATGTACCTAAACCTAAGGCACAGGCAAGTAAGCAAGCCGAAGGTAACTCTCAATCTTCTCAAGACTCACCACAAGACATGTCTAACAATGATGGTAATTCATCTAGTCAGACAAATTCAAAAGCCCCAACATCTGTTCAAGAAGCGTTAGATATACGGGATGGAAATGTAAACAACCCTACATCTACGCAAGCAGGTTCGGGACACGCACCTAGTCTAGGCGGGCTGCCAGACAAAATCAATGACATGCTAAACAATGCAATTGATGATGTCCTTGCCCGTAAAGATGTTCAAGCTGATGTCAAAACCAAACAGAAAGTAATTATTGGTGGAGACGGAAAGCATGAAGACATCACTAAGCGAGGTAAGTTTGAAGCAACTGATGTGCCTCAAGAAGCAATGATTTCCTATCGCAAGTTTGCAAAGGAACTTCAACGTCTTCGTGATGACTCAGAACCTACGTGGTACAAGGAGACACCAACTGGTCGTCTAAATGTACAGCGTGTAATCAGAGGCTGTGAAATTGATCAAGCCTTTGACCGTTGGGATGAAGGCGATGATGGCTGTGATATTGAAGCAGTCATTCTTGTCGACCGTTCTGGCTCCATGTCTAGCGGACGTAACGATAAGAAAGCATCTATTGCATGCTGGACAATCAAGCGTGCTCTAGAGCATATACAAGCCCCAGTCACAGTCTATGCATTTGATGATGCTGCTGAGGTTGCGTATACCCGTAACGAGCTTGCACACAAAACCAAGTACAAGTTCATCTATGGCAATGGTGGTACAGAACCGTATCCAACATTGCTTGCAGCAGAGCAGTTGCTTATGTCTTCCCGCAAGAAGAATAAGATGCTGTTCATAGTCACCGACGGCGTCTTCAACACAAACAAAAATGATGAGCTAATCGAACGTATTGGCCGTCGTGGAGTACTCACAGCCATGACCTTAATCATGGACGATAAAGAGTGGAAGTACTACGTTGAAGACCATAAACAACTAGACGAAGAACAACTACGACACAAGTCGGAAGTGTTTGCTCGTATTAGTAATGCTAAAGACCTGCTTCCCTTTGCAAAACAGGTTGTAGTAAGTGCCATCAAAAAGCGTTCGAGAATGCGTTAGGAGGTAAAAATGTACACAGTATACGATTCATTAACACAAGAACTAATCGAAGTCTTTCAAGACTACGATAGTGCAGAGATGTTCATGTTACATGCATCAGACCTACTAGCAGACGGTGGAGCTAACCTTTCTATTGAGCCTATATCAACAGCTCAAGAGTGGGCACTTAACAACGGTCTAGAACTAGGGGTACTTGCATGAGTAAGAAAAGTGAACTATACATGAGCAGTGAGGCTATGAAGTCTCACGAGGATGCGATATACGAACTGTATAAAGCTGCAACCCGCAAACTGTTAATCAAACACAAAGCGGAAGATTTACTACCAATGCTAGGACTAGAGGAGGAAACAAATGAGCATGACCCTAGCTGATATGAGTAGGTTAGAAGAACTATCTCACAAGTACGACACATTCGAAGAAACAAAGTCTGCAATTGAGTCTGAATTTCCCGGGGTAACCGTAACCCGTACAGAAACAGGCTTCTCAATTACAACTGAGGAGGATAAGAATGACAACTGAAACCATAACTCGTAAAGAGGCATGCGAACTTATACGAAACTGTATCGGTAAGGAGATGCCAGAGGGGGAAGTGTTTAACAAGATTGTCTATGCAGTGAACAATGACTTTCAAGTCAGAGACTTTCTTTTAGGCTTGCCACAATACTATGACACCCAAGAGGTAATTGACTTCCTTGGACATATGTCAACCTACTCAAATGTAGAAGATGATATCCCCTTCATTGTTGTAACAGCTTCATTAGCTTATGAAGTAGGTGCAATGGAGGAATTCTACAAGCATGTAGGTTATGCATCAGTCCACGGACCAGATTACTCTTTAAATAAAGTTCTTATGCGAGCAGCAAGTTTAGGGTATCCAGGAAAGCTGCTTACTAAAATGCGAGAAGAACTTCACGCAAAGGTTATGGAACTTTGTTATAAAACCGAACCTGACTTTGTAATTAAACCGAATGGAGATGACAATGGTAAATACGTTCCTTCCGTTCCCAACGTATACAGCAGTGGCGAAAACACTGGACATGAAACGGCTGGGCAAACAGAGGGTGGAAGCATTCCAAATCCTCAAAGCTAATCTGGGAATGACTAAAGGCTGGGTCAATCATCCGGCAGCCGTAATGTGGCGAGGTCACGAAGGTAACCTTGCTATATACACGATAGTCATGTGTGCACGATGGGTGTCCTTAGGATACAAAGATAACATTGCCAAACAAGTTATCGAGTTAATGGACAAACTCCCTGTCGATTCATATACAGATCCGTGGTGGTTGGGTAACCAAGAATTCCACGAGAGTCATCAATCAAACCTCAAACGCAAAGATCCAATTCATTATCAGTTTGAAGTTGAAGATGACCGGCCATATCTATGGCCAACACAAACAATCGGAACACTACGCACAACTAAAGTAAAGGAGTAACAAATGCAGGTAAAAGATCTAATAACCTCACGAGTATGTGGCAACACAGTATTCCAGAATTCGTGGATCTGGTATTGCGACGAATGCCGTAAACACGGGACTGCTACAAGTTCCCGTGAAGCTGAATATATGGCTAGCTGTCACGATACTTACTTCTCATATGAAAAAGTAGATTGGGAAGTAGTAGGAGAAGAGTACGACGCACTTATGTACGGAGAGGCTTCTCCAGAACAACGTAAGTCTATGACTTGGGAAGGCCTATGTATATCAGAAGGAGCTATGTACATTATTGATGAAGGGAACAACATCACGTATAGCTTTGGAGATGACTATGATGATAAAACTCCTAACCAAGTAACTGATATCGATAAGATGATTGATATGCAAAAGCAGTTAGGACTGGACTAATGTCTAAATACCTCGTGCGTTGTAAGGCATCTGTTTACTATGATGTAGAAATTGAAACTAATGAGAAATGGGACGCTGAAGCAGAGGGTCTTGACTCATTTGGAAACATTCTGGATGACTGTAAATTAGCCATGCCTTTGGAATGGGAAGGGGTAGAGGTATGGGAAGTAGAAGAAAAGGAGGAAGAAGATGCCTAATTGGTGTCAAAATACTTTAATAATAAAAGGCCCTACTGAAGACGTAACAAGATTACTAGAAGCAGTAGAAGGCTCTGATACAAAGTTATCTTTAAGAAAGATAATAACTACTCCGGAAGAGTTACAGTCTAAGTCTTCTCCCAATAGGGATGAGGATGATGTAAAAAGATTAACAGAACTTTACGGAGCTAAAGATTGGTACGACTGGCAAGTTGCAAACTGGGGTACCAAATGGGATATAGAAGCAACTATCTATGATGACAGTATGAGTCGTTCTCCCGGATACAGCACATATACGGATCCAGAAGAACGAGTTGTTCAGATGTCGTTTGATAGTGCATGGTCTCCGCCAATACCGGCCATAGCTATGCTGGCAAAACAATTCCCCAACACAAACATCTATCATTCATATGATGAATCCGGATGTGACTTTGCTGGATACAACATGTATTCTAAAGGGAGGTGTATAAAAGAAGTAGAGTGGCCGTCATACAGCCATATACGTACGTATATTGAACCTGATGCGGACATATTCGATTATTTCCCCGAAGACTAAGAAGGGATTAAAATGGCAATTCATCACTTAAAACTAACGTTTGACGTACACATAGCTGAGTGGCGTATAGACGACCCTAGAAAACCGGAAAACAACAACTGGTCTCTAGAGGTGTTTGACGAAAACTTAGGGCAGTGGATTAGATTGACTGATTGTACTAGACCTGGGGAAAGTCATATGATTTCTAAAATCGAATACTTAGGTAAGTATGAACCAGAAGAAGCCTCCGGTAGCACTCCGGAGGACCTCAATTGACGTAGTGAACTCTTAGTTAGAGCTTACACGTATATTCTACAACACACAAGAAGGGAAAAATACATGCTAGACATGCAATTTGCTAGCAATACTGTTAGAGATAAACACATACGCAAGCTAGTATCTGCCCTGCAAGATGCTGGACTAGAGGTGAGAGTCACCAAAGGTAAGCAGCATATACGGGTGGAAAACCCCACCACCCACAAGGTGGTATTCTTTGGGGGTAACTCTTTGGGGGACTGGCGAGCTGCAAAAAATATTCTACGTGACTTAAAACAGGTAGGATTTGACCAAGATATAAAACTAGGTTAGGAATAGCACATGGCTAAAATAACAAAAACACTAAAAGCAACGCTTACTAAAAACACATCTGTAGAAAAGGGTGGGGCTTGGCTTCTCACTATTATCGAAGGGACGTCTGGAGCAATCTCAGATGGTCCGGGTGTGCACTCTGCATGGGCTAACCCATCAGCAGCTAAGCGTTACCTAAAGGCGTACGTTCAGGAAAATACTCCACGTAAATCTATTAAGATGGTTGTACAAGCAACCAATGAGGCTGACAAGCCTACACATCTATCAGGTGAGCTAAGCTGGAAGGAGTCTGCATAATGGACTTCGAAACAGTATTGCCTATCAAAACAGTTAACGATATAGTTAAAGAACTTAAAGAAACAGAAGAAGAAAATACTTGCAGTTGCGGTAATTGCACCTGCAAATAAGACACAAATCAAATGGCCCCTCGTCTTCGGACGGGGGGCCAAATGTTTGTGTTGGCGAATTTTACGAGTCTGATTCGTCGCTATCCAACTCATCAAGAAGTAAGTCGTCTAGCTCGTCTAACTCTTCATCATCTAAATCAAAGTCTTCGAAGTCATCTTCAAAGTCTTCGTCAAACAGATCTGGATCTAGATCTTCCATAGCAGCTCCCAGTACTAGTAGGTGTAGAAATCGTACCCTATTATTTATTATCTTTGATCAATTTAACCTCACAGGCATCTGTGGTGCAATAGGCCTCGCCCACCGCGTCAGCTGCCATACCGGCGTATACTCCGGCGAAGTCAATTGGGAATAACTTCATGCGGGCGTCCTCATACTCTTCCTCAGTAATCTGAGTGTAGGGCATCTGTGGATATACGGTGTTGCCCATAGGCAAGAATGAAACAGTCTTAAGCTGACCATCATGCATGTGCAGGATAGATGCGATGCTGTCGGCTTCTTTTTCTGGGTCAAAGGTCACAGTTACGGATACCGAGTTATCTGACCAGTATCGCTGAGTAACAACCGCAAGGGCAACCTTCTCATGAACCGATACTTCCTTTTCGGCACGCTTAGCACTAGTCTTAATTGGAAAGAAGACAACCGAGGTTGTATCTGGAGATTCTGAAGCCGGCTCTACCCGATAATTTGCCATCTTAAATAGAGGCAGCATTGGGTCAGAGTTGGCAAAGCGAATAGCTCTATTAAAGAACTTACCTCCTGAAGCCCAGTGAACTCCAGGTGACTCACCTGCAAGAATTGACACCGTGCCTGATGGCTTGACTGTCGTCATCTTAATTGACTGGCGAACACCCAACCATTCAGAGTAAGACTCGTCGTACCCCTTGACAACAGAGTACCCCTCGTTTAGCCAATCACGTAGGACAGTCCAGCCATTGTTGTCTGCAAAGTTAGCGATACCTGAGATTGAGGTACCAATACGGCGGTTGCGCTGCATGATGGCGTTTGTCTCCTCCCAGTGGGTTGGGAGTAGGGTTACGGTCTTGGCGTATAGGTAGGCAAACTTTAAGGTGCGCTTGAAGTCCTCCAACGAATCGTGTCTATTCAAGTAGGTCTCTACAAGGGTGCACATTTCAAAGGACTCTAGGCTCTGCTCGGCACAAGGGTTATATCCAGCAACTCGCCAATCCTTGTTATTTGGTGGGTCAATTAGACGTCCGTATTTACGGGAAACATCCATCCAAACTACACCTGGCTCACCGTTAAGCACAATACCGTCAATGATTTTAGAGAAATCAGAGCCGACCTTTGCCTCTACGGAGTTGTTAGACATCCAAGCCCAACCTGGGTTTTTAGGATCATAGGAGTTACGCTCAGGATAAACGTTGGCATTCTTTAAGTTGAGAAAGTCCTCGTCATCAATTCTGCCAATTAGGAGTTCCGCGGAACGTCGCACGTTTCCTGATACTACGCAAACACCAATTAGGTTACCGATATCCGCAATATCTTTACGGGTCAGTTTCTCACCGGCACGTCCCTTAAACAATTTATGAATATAGTTATGCAAACGCTCTAGAGGTTCGTGTCCCGCGGCAGTTCCTCCAAAGGTTTTAATCGGAGTACCTGCTGGTCGGATTTGTGAGTAGTCAAAGATAGGCTTCTTCGAATCTGGCTTAAGGTAGGAATTGATGACGGCCGAGGTTGACTCGACCCAACCTTCGCGGGTATCCGGGACGATGATTGGTTCGGTATCTGGCTGTGGTTCATAGATTGTGAATTCCTTGTCTGCGCCCTTGTCATCGAAGCCAACTCCCACGCCAAGCATGGAGGCTTCCATAAGGAATGCGAATGGTTTTGCTGGGTTGAGCTTTGTCATTTCTGTTGTAGAAACAAAAGCACAATTCTGTAGGGCGGCAGAGTTCCTCTGCTCATTAACAATTGAAGTTCCCATTACCCATAGTCCACGTCCTGGTGGAGTCCACTTCAACTGGAATAGGCGATCAAAAGCTTCTTTGGCAGATGCTGCTGCCTTTGAATCTGACCATGGAAGTCGCTGGGATTTTGCATGGTCTTTTTGTAGAGAGTACATGCCATTGATAACACGTTCACAAACCTCTACCCAAGTTTCTTTAGTCCCATCCTCTTTAAGCCGAGAGTATGTTCTCAAGAAAGTAATTTCTCCTACGCTATTTCCTGCTGCGTCTGAGTATCCCCAAGGAACAGTCTTACCTTTATATGAGTTAACAAAGTCTTCGGCTAATTTAAAAGAAAACAAAGTAGTGCCCTTCTCGTTAATGTGGGTGTGTTTACATAATCACTCTATATGGTCAGAGATTATTCTAGTGGTATCCTCCTCGGAAATCCCACCGTTCGGCATCTCCCTAAGGGTGTTAGCTCTATCACCAAATAAAGCTGACATTACACCACCCGTAGTTTGACGTTCTACGGTCATTCTAACGAATTCTCGGTTATCTTCTAATTCCTTCAAACTCTTAACAATCTTAAATAATCGGTCAATTTCCTGCCCAGTGTTTGGATCCGGGTAACCGCCGTTAAGTTCTTCCGCAAATCTAGCAAAAGCGACTCTTGCACCCTGCATCTCAATAATGGCATTTAACAAACCCTTAAGTTGATCTTTAGTCTTTACTTCTACTGGAAGGTTGAATGCACAGGCATTGTCTGGCTTGAAAGCCGGGCAGTTAGCGGCAACAAAACATGAATTACATTGACGTAATGAGACAGACGTAGTTTCAAGCACTGGAACGTCTCTTATCAGGTCACGACCACTCTCATCTTTATCGATTACAGTCTTCGTATTTACCGAAAATACCGGCAAAGTACGCGATTCTGATGGGTCTCTCTCTATGATTTTAGTACGTTCAACGTCGGAATCTTTCCGCACTTCTAGGGCCCTGTTATCAGGATCTAACCCTAGTGTTTCCGCAGAACCTGGACTATCTATGTCCACACTGTTATCAGATAACTTCTCACCATCTACTACTGATAGGTGCGGCGGTTTCTTTTTATCCACGGATTTCTCCAGCTCCTGGTAGGACCAAATTGCGAGGCGGGTTACCTCTGTATTATCATCATTGAGAATCTTATCGAAGTCTAGCCCTGCTTTTTCTATAACGGATTTATAACGGGGCCGGGCCTGGTCTTTCATTTTTTTCTGGTATCGCACCAATCTGGTGCCATCCCAAACTATTGTCTCACCTCGCATCATTGGAGATAGCCAAGCCAAAGTACTGGCTGTAGCTAGCGGGACCTGGCGTAGGTTATCTGGCTTAGCACAGGCAATCCCATGATAGTTAGTTCCAAACTGCCCCTGTAAGGCCCGTGTGCGGCCGGCTAAGGTCGTATCAGACTCTATTGTCTCCCCAAGTAGGGCAACGTTCTCCCATTTCTCAGAGAGGGAGAATAGGGCTGCATGCCCCATTTCTGGTTTCCATACTGGCCAGTATTTTGACCCAAGTTCCCACCCAATTGTTCTTCTCTGCTCTTCGATCCAGCTAGCTCCTAGGACGGGGGAATCGAACTCTACTACCCCCGAAATACGATCATAGTTAGTTGCGATAAAGTCTTCATAGTCCGCGGCAAATTCCTCAGCTTCCCGAGCTGATAAATTCACTGTGGCGGCTGTACCTGCAGTTAAATAGATTTTTACATCATCTGGGTACTTCTCTGATAATAGATAGGTTTTGCTTTTGGGCAGTCCACGCTTTCGTAGGCCCCAGAAGCTGACCCCTACGCTTTTGACACCCATATCTTCTAGGAGCAATCTGTTTGAGGGAATTTCTCCGCCCATAAATACAATGCTCATTCGAACCGCTTTACATTGCTTCCTAGATGGGATTCCATCAATGCCTGGCGTTGACGCTCTACTTCTTCAGCTAAATCTTCCCATGGCCGCACTTTTCTGGTTGTACGTACAAACTTAGGGGCAGCAAAGAGCATAGTTGGTACGCCTCTGGATAAAGCAAAGGCACAGCGATCTGCATCTGGGTCTACAAATAAATCAACACGTCCTTGAGCTTGAGCTATAGCTAGCTGCCGGCAACGCAAGTCCTGTCCCTCGTAGAAGTATCTATCATCATAGATATCTCCGTACCCGACTATTAGATTAGTACGAAGCCAGTGCTCGGTCTGGGCAGGACTAAGATCAGAAGCGATGATTACCCGGTAATGTTCAGCCAAGATTCTAAAGAGCTTTACGCCCTCTGCTATTGGATCGCCTACTTCTGTTTTTAATACTCCGTCTAGTGCAACAAATGCTGTAGCCATTTAGTTCCTCAGTGTTCTCCTAATTAAAGTATCCGCGGTAGGCAGTTCTATACCGTAAGTTTGCAGTTGTCCTTGCTTTTCCTGTGAGTCTTTAAGTTCTTTAATAGATCGCAAAGCCTGAATGATTCCTGAACGTTTACCAGCTTGCCAGCGGTAGTTATTAAAATCTGAATACCCAGATCCAATCTTACTGAATGCGGTTTTTCTTCCAGCATGTATATCATCATAAAGAGTTATAGCCTGGTCTGCGGCGAGCTGCAATTTTCTTTCTGCATTAATTCTGTGAGCAGGGTTTGATGCTCCACGAACTTCTTCTAGGGCCGCGGTGTAGCGGGAGAGCATCTCCTTGGCAGTTTCTTCATCTCTTATTGATCTTTGTTCCCAAGCATTGCTATATGGAGGCTGAGGATTCTTATCTGGAGATACGGTCCAAAAATTACCTATAAGGTCGTATGCTGCATAAGGGTTTATATCCCTGATATCACTTTGCTCATTAACATAAAAAGTTAATTCGTAGCCCTCCCAATTTTTAGTGTGGGGCATTAATTCAGAATTGAATCCCTCATTAAATGTGGATGCAACCTCAGCATCAGAATATCCAGCATAGTCCGTATTAAATCTACGGAAGTTTACATAATCTATTCCTACAAGACAGTCGAGGTCACCAGGTTCTCTGGAAGCTTCCCATTGATAGGAAACTCCAGAGCCGGCGAGCCAGGCTTTTGTCCACTGATGTGGATTTGAGAAGTGTCTGGCAAGGTAGTCGAACAATAACGATAGTACACCTGTGCGTACCCAAGGTTGTAGTTCAGTTCCCTGGAAGAGCTTAGGATCTAGCTCTGAGGAGGGGGCACTGAAGTACGACGTAGAGCCAGGAACTATATTCATAGTTATATTCTTCCTGCTCTTTGTCGTTACGTCTACGTCAAACGTTATTCTTTAGAAGATTGTGCTTGCGCTAGGCGAAGAACTGTGTATTCGGCAGATGATTGAGCCTGAATATCCATAAGAATTTCAGAGCAATAGCGACGTACCTCAATAAGAGTTGCTTCTCTATCTAGGGGCAGTGAAATAGCTTGAGTATTACGCTCTACGTATACCGAACCATCCATGCCAACAAGTACTGCAAAACCCGTCAGTAACTTAGGTGCATCTGAAGTTGTTTCTTCTACTTTATCGTTTTCCATTTTATATCCTAATCGTATAGGCCTGCAGCTTTGCGCTGCTGGGTTGCGTAATAAGTTTTTACTGGGCAGAAATCACAAAGAAAGACGTTAGTTCCAGCAGACTTTGCTGCACTCATCAACCCAGCTTCTTTACGAAGCTCCGCTGTGTTCTTTGGAACTAGGCGCTTATTCTTTGCACGCCAATCATAACAGCTTTCTTTAGGACGCAAATGTTCCGAGTAACACTTCATTGCATCATCATAGAAAGTTGCTTTTGTTGTGTAGTAATCAGGGTCTAGGTCAGCAAGGCCGCCACCAACTCGATTACGTAGATTTTCAATAACTTGTTTCTTAACTTCTGGACGGGAGTACAACTTAACTCCGATCTTAGATAGAAAACCAGTGTGGGGAACACCAGCGGATTCATGACGTTCAACTAAGATCTGAAGAGTTACATCATCATCTGGATGACCCTCAAAATCAGGAATCTCTTCAATGGTCTTACAGTTATAGCAATACAACAGGCGAATCTTAGGACCATCGTCCTTGATCTCTGTGTATGTTCCTTGATCAGCAGGCTGATTGCCTTGACCCAGAATAGGTATAGTCATAGTCCCTCCAATAGTGAGGGCTATATCCTACTACTACTTTTCTTCAGTTCCTACTCTGAAGGCTGCCCCGCGTAATTCACGATCAGCGGTTTTAGCTGCCTCAATACCTCTAAGACGCTCTGCCTCTGTATGTAAGGCCATAGTACTAGTAGTCTCTTTGTCTTGACGAGCCTGACGCCTGTTAGCAAAAGCCTCAATGATCCCCACTTCTGGAGCTTCTTTAGCCATTCCGGTGAGAGTAACCTTAATTGCTTTATTATGAGTCTTAGAAAAACCTCTTGGCTTTATACCTTCTAATGGAGTTCCTGAAGCAAGACGGGCCTCTTGAGAAGCACGAAGAGCCGGATTGGCAATCATCTCTTCCTCGGTATAGCCCGGTAAGTTCTCGTTGCTTGTATCCCATGGGACAGAACGGTCTTTCTTTTTACGTCCACCCTTAGGATTAGGTACGCCAGCCTTATTTAAATTAAATCTACGGGTTGATTTAGGAACCCCCTCTTCTGTTCCTTCAGGGTTCTTAACACCTGCCATGTAATAATGTGCAGTGTTACCTTTTCGGGCACCTTCAATTTCTGGGTCTAACTTACGACGTATAGATGATAGATAGGCGTTTGATTCTCCCAAATCCATATCTGTGCCGTCTACATCTATTTTAGGTGTTGGAGTAGCACGACCACCAGATTCTCTAGCGCGTTCTAAAGCTCTCGCTAAAGTATCGGTTTTTTGAGACTCTGTTCTACGAGCATTTACTTCTTCTAAATGACTTGCTCCGGAACCCCCGCCTTTTCCAAGTTCTTCAGAAGTACGATCCCAAAGAGCGTCCTCTCCAGACAAACCTTGATGAACAAGATTGCGCTCCATATATGTACGCTTTTCTCGCTCTTGAATTCCGCGTAATGCTAAATGTTTTTGTACATCATCTGGATGTATGCGGGTACTACTAATGTCATAGTTACCTAATTCTAAAGCTTTTTGAGTTAGGCGAGCATGGTGGACTGCACACACCGCCTCTCTTTGATCTTCACCTTCACCAGGCATCTGTATAAAATGAGTTGCTGGGCCTGAGTGTCCGTCAGCACTCTCCGTAGCCTCACAGTCAATGTGTTGTTTTAATCCGTGTAAACCAAGTTCTGGGTAGTATCTTTGACGACGAATTGGATCTAATAAATCAGTATTGTCTGCGTAAGAACCGGAAGTAGTGTGCTCTACTTTTTTACGTGGTTCTCTTTCTGGTACTTGAACGGTGGCAGGGAGCTGCTCTCTCTCCTCAAAACTCATATTAGCCATTAGTACCCCTCAGGTTTACGTGCCGCTTTTTTACGTGCAAACGCAGCAAGTGACACTACATTCTCCCCTAAGTGCTCTGAAGCGCCAGTATCAAAATGAGCGTTTCTGGCTCTGTTCTCTGCATCAGAAAGATTTTGATCAAAAAACTTATGGCCAGCATTCTTAAGCCCCCTGTGTGCAGGGTGCTTGTCAGATGGTGTGCCCATGTCGTCCATTAGTGCCGCTTTCCATCACTTCCTATAAATCCAGCCGTGTTATGGATACCGGCCATCTTTGCCCCCCAAGCTTCAGTTCTTGGTTCATCTGCAAGTGGTGAATTACCACGATCTATTGGACCTGGAGCACGTGTTGAGGAAAGAGGAGTTGGATCACCTGAAGGCGGTCTTTGTCCGCGAACTGCTTTTGGCAAAGGACGCGTAGGTGCTCCTGCACGTGGAGGTGCAAACGCAGAGACTGCTGCCGCACCACCGTCTGCACGTGAGGCAGTTACTGATTTACGTGGCCGTACAAAATTAAAAAGCCCCATTTTAGTAGTTAGCACCCATTTGATTGTTCTCAATGTCTGCAACAGGCATAGGAGAACGACGAGAGTTAGACGACTTGCTAGACAAAGGGTTGACCTTTACAGACGCTTCCTGCTCAATAAAGTCATAGTTCCAGTATGGGTTTAGACCGCTGCGGTTAGCACGCATAATGTCGTCACCGGTTGAAGGGTCGGCAACAGTTGTATTAGGACGTACCTTACGATATTTACCGTCAGTTGCTCCCTCATTTAATGAGGTATTAAGTGAGCGTGATTCATTAGTTGCCATTATTTATCCTTTTCTTGATCATAAAGAGGAGTTACTTTTCTCACTGAAGAAGGCTGAGTTGCTGGCTTGTTAGATCCAGCTGCCTTAGCAAGTAAAGCAATTCCGTTTGGAGATGTAAAACCTTTGCGTACTTTCTCACGGCGAGGTACAAAGTTCATAGTTAATCCTTACCTGTAGTAACTTCGTATTTACCATCTTGTTCAATAATGCCCTTTGCATGAGCAGCCGAAGTCGCTCCCATAGGGGTTACTGAACCAGACCAGCTACCGTCTTTAGCTCGAACGCTGTGGGTAAAGCTTCCACGTTGTGAGGCATTCTCTCTACGAGGTACTGAATTCATTTTTTACTACCCTTCTTGTTTGCTGGGGCATGTTTCTCTAAATCTTTTTTAGTCTTTACCTTTAATGGTACAACCTTATACTGAGCTTTTTTCCCCAACTCCTTATTTAAAGACTTTTTAGGGTTAGATGGACCATCATCTGATCCGGCACCTGCTGAAGCTTTCTTAGCTTTAGCTGGGTTCTCTTTACGCTCATAAGTAGGCTTATAGTCTTTGGAGTTTTTTAATCCAGGCACGCCAAAGTTTTTCTTCTCTGGGCCTTCTCCGGCTGCGGCTACTGCGGTCTTCATAAGGCCAGTATCTCTCTATTTTCTTTAATTGTCAGCCTTTGGGCGCTTTTGAATGCGTGGGCGAATAACTCTTTTGGTTCTAGCTACATACTTTTTAGTGTTTCTACGTCGAGCCATACCCTGCTCAGATCCTGGAGCTAGTGTGTAGGCCTGACCACCTGTCCATCTTCCAGAAGATCGTCTATCCCACTCTGGGGTACGCACCTGGCGTGTAGAAGATTCTGCTTTTGTTCTAGGCTTAGTTGCTTTAGGGGCGGCTGAAGAACGAGGTACCGAACGACGTGGGGCTTTTCCACCAGTTTTAGCGCTCACTCATAGCTCGTTTCATATGCTTGCCATAAAGTCCATTACGACAGCTTGGACACATTTTACCATCAGTGTACATTGCTTCAACTGGGGTCATAAATAGGCCACATTTAGGACACTCAACACTACCATCATAGATAGTTTCAGTACTAATAGCGTCTACCATACTGACTCGCTAACATTTCGACCGGTTCCTTGGAAGGATCCGGCTGATTGGCTGAAGTCTGTACGGGTTGGCTGAAACTCTGAGTCAACATTCATTACATCTTGGATACCAAGCTCACGGGTTCTATATCCAAATCTAGGTGGGAATAGCTGTACCTGGGGAAGAGGTGGGCGGACAATATCCTGAATCATCATTGCTGGAAGAGTTACTGAGCGAACCGCTCTAGTTAGCAAGGCTTCTTGTACGCTGCCAAATGGCCCCATGTAGTCATAACGAATCTCTGGACCGTTATCTACAATAGGTCTTCCCTTAGTGACATCATAAACGCTATCTTGTTGCGGCATTATTTCCACCTTGGTTGTAAATGTACAAATTGCTGTGCGATGCGTGGATTAAATTCAGCAGGCACGTTTGAAGAGATATTTGCTTTACCATCATTAACCAGATGTGGGCGTGGAGCTAACTCTTGTTTAGGCGCATGTCTACGAACATTCATAGTTAATGAGCCATCGTTTTCTGTAAGCTCTGCACCAATCTTAATTCTACGATCTGGCTTTAAAGCTGCGGGCCACATGTATTGACCTGGATCAATACGTTCACCCTTATGAACACCGCGTTGATATCCTCTTTGATTTTGTCTTGACTTAAGAGAATCTAAAACAGTATCAGTACCGTTACCGCGATCATCTCTACGAGAACGGATAGTGCCTAGATATCCATCTGGATACTCTGCTGAAGGGGTTCTACCTACACCAAGACGCAAGAAATCCATAGAGCTGCGAGGTACGATAGGCGTGCCTCCACCACCTGTGGTGGTGTAAGCGCCTATGTACCCGCTAGCTCCTAGGTACTGCCAATTCTGATGTGAGGATGCCATATCAGAAGTTTACTTTGTCTTCTTGGCTGTGGCTTTCTTAGCGGTCTTTTTCTTTGACTCATCCAGGATATCGTTTATCTGCTTTGTGATGGCTGGAAGAGCTAGGTTGGCTACAAGGCCAAAAGCTGGGTCTTTCTTATTCAAAGCACGAAGCGCTACTGGAAGTACAGCTGCTAAACCGGCCGCTACAAGAGCCTTAGGGTCAGTGTTTCCTGTAGTCCATAGAGCTACAGCTGCTGCTAGAAAAGAGCGACCATATGATGCGAGGGCCGCTGCAAGTTTTGGATCTAGTTTCATTTATTACTCCTTATTATTTTTTCTCTGCTAGTAATGTATACAGATCATCAATTCTTTGTTCAAGTCTATTGACACTATCTTTTAAACTGCTACCACCATTTGGCTTAAGTTCAGCTAGATAGTGTTTAACCATCCAACGAACCATAATAGCAACTGAACCAATTAGTGATGCAATTGTTAGACAAAAAGCTGCCCAGTCTTGTGGTGTCATTAAAACTCCCGAAGAAAATAAGATGTAGGGGAAACTATGATACATAAATTACACCATGTCATGTTAAAGTATGAACATAGATAGAAGGAGAAAAAAATACTTGCACTGCGCCTATTCGCAGCACTAATCCTCATACTATTTCTATCAATTCTGGGACAAAATTCAGCTAAAGCAGACGAAACCACTGTAGATACGGTGGTTGTTAGTCCTGTTTCCACACAGTCTTCGACCTCAACTGATCCAGCTCCATCTCCAAGTCCAGCACCTTCTGCTGTAACTTCGGACCCTCAAACTTCCAGTACGAGTTCGACCTCGGCCACTCCTGTGTCTTCCCCTGAACCATCTCCTTCGCCCACTCCTGATTCTTCGCAGCCCAGCGATCCAAGTCCAACTGTTGTGTCTTCACCTTCGCCTGAGACCACTTCAACTTCTCTTCAGACTCAATCCACAAGTTCCGATACAGTTCTAGCTTCTCCTTCTCAGGATAGTGCCCCTGTATCCACCCAACAACAATCCCCATCAGAAACGGTAACAGCAGTAGTAGCTCCAACGGTAGCCTCCGTTCAGGAAAAAATTACGACTGCAACTGTAACATTAAATACAGCTATCGATAGTTCTACTGCAACTGTAATTTCTGCCGCTTCTGAACCAATTTTGGCTGCACAAACCGCAATTTCAGCAGCAGAGTCCGCTACAGCAACAGCAGTAGCTGCTCAGACAGCGGTTGAATCTCAGACAGCAGTAGTTGCCACCGCTACAACAATTGTTGAGTCAGCCACAGCTACCGTTGCTACAGCCACAGTCGCAGTTGACTCTCAAACTGCCATTGTTGCCACGGCTACAACTAACCTTACAAATGCTCAAAACACTCTGACAGAACTTCAAAATACGCCATCAGATAGCAAGACATATACAACTGAGGGGTACGTAGCCCCTGTAGCTCCAGAAACACCAACGGTTACAACTACAACTCTTCCAGCCATGTGGGACGCTGCTACAAAGATTCAAACACCTTTTGATATTAAAATGGGAAACACCGTATACGAAGGTCAAGGAACAGCTAGCCAGATCTACGTGACCTCAAAGGCAACTATTACCTTCGGTACTGGTGACTTCAACTGGTGGGACTTTCCCCAAGGCCCAAGCATCTCAGTCTTTGGATCTGACTTCCAAAGTGCCGGAACAGGTGCTGGTATAACAGTAACCACTACAGAAACAACACTTGCTGTGGACTGGGATCTACACAGATTTGGTGATGCAAATGGCCCTATTACCAATGTTAATTGGACTATGACCGTAAACCCTACTTCTGGGGAATGGACTGGAGTAGCGACAGTTGCAGGTAACACAGCTAACCTTTGGAATGGTCCTCGTATTGGTGTTCGTGAAGCAACAAATACTGCTGTAAAACCAATGACAAATGTAACTAACGAAACTTTAGCGGCTCAAATTGAAAGCCAAACAGCGGTAGTTACTGATAAAACAGAGGTTAAAGAAGAGGCAGTAGCAACCCTTACTACTCTTACAGAGGCAAAAACAACTGCAGAAACAAACCTAACAACGGCTCAAACAAACCTAACAACTGAGCAATCAAACTTAACAACAGCTCAGGAAAACCTAACAACCGCCGTTGCTACTGCAAATACTTTAGCGGATACCGCTACTGCTGTGGTTTCTCAGACTGTTGCGACAATATCTGCGCTTTCAGCAACTGAAGCTTCGCAAGCGACTCAACAGCAGTCTGGGTCGCAAGGCGAACAGACTCCTGCACCTGCTCCCGATCCAACTCCTCCTGCTCAAGAATCTTCTCAATCAACAAGTCCTCAGAACCCTCAGCCATCCACGAATCCACCATCTGACGGGCCTTCAACAACTCCTGATTCCACAACTCCTCAAACTGATCCATCTACTGATTCTCCAAATCCTCAAGAGCCCGAACAAGAGCCTTCTCAAGAGGAATCATCCACTCCTGATACTGACCCTGAGACTCCAACTGACCCTTCATCTGATGACGAAGCTGATTCAACAAATGACTCAACTGATACTTCATCTACTGAGCCTTCCACAGAAGAGCCATCAGAACCCACAGAAGACCCACAACAATCGGAAGAGCCCGAAACACCAATCGAAGAACCCGAGGTTCCCCTTGAACCCGAACTGCCTGTGGAACCAGAACAAGAACCAGAGTCACAAGAGCCAGAGCAACAAAATCCGATAGAAGAATCATCCTCTGATGATACACCATCTGTGGAAGAGGCTGTAACGGATGCCCTTGCAGATGGCAAATTAACTGAGGCTGAAAAGGAGGTTGTGGCGGAAGCTTTGATTGCAGAAGCCAATGGAGGCCCAGTCTCTGCTGAAGCTATTAAAGAGGCAGGCCTTGAGTATAAGGACCTTCCACCAGAGACTCCTGTTGAGGTTAGGAAGGATGAAAACGGTAACGAGGTTATAATTACAGCAGACGTTGCCGCAGCCCTCGTGCTACTAGAGAACCCTGCGGAGTTAATTGGCGAATTATTTAGTGACCCTGGTCAAGCCCTGAAAGCACTTGGAAGTATTGGTGCTGATATGTCCCCCGAAGAACGTGAAGAAGCACAAAAAATGGTAGTTGCTGCCGTTATTGCGGGTCAAGCCGCTCTTAACGCAGTAGGTATTGCAGCTTCTGCTACTACAACCACAACAGGTGGTTCTACAGGCGGAGGCGGTGGAAGTTCTGGTGGCGGTGGTGCCTCTGGAGATAGCAAAGGCGTTAGGAGACGTAGACCTTGATTAAGATCATTAAAGACATGATTGACCAGCTATGGACATTGTTAGGCATGTTTATTGCCTGGGTTGTTCTAGACGGATCTGCAAAGACTGTCGTTGGCTATGCAATTATTGGAACATTGATTGCTTGGGCCGTTACCTACCCAATTCGTAACCCTAAGGATGAGGAATGAAATCAATCGGAAATATTTTATTAAGAATTGTTGCTACTTTTGCAGCTAGCGGTCTATCAGTTATTGGTGCCGGAGCAATTGCAGGTGTAGACACTATCACAGCAGTAACTGTAGCTGGTCTAACAGCTGTAGCAGCTGTAGTTGAAAAGCTAGCTCGTGGTTTTATGAACGACGGAAAGCTAGATCTAGAAGAAATTAACGCGGCCTTTGCAGCAGTAGATACTAAAGCTAAGAGCGAATCAGATCTTAAGGTAGAGGCTAAGCAAAACGGTACAGATATCGTTATTAGCTCTGCTGGAGCAATCTCTTATGCAGCAGCGTCAGTATCTAAGCCAGATGGACAGGTTCCAGAGGAACAACCAGTTGATGAAGATTGGGCTAAGGAGGATAACTAATGGCAGATCAAGGAACAGCAGCCCGTCTTATTGAGGTTGCAACAGCAGAACTAGGGACTATTGAAGGTCCTAAGGATAATGAAACTAAGTACGGTGCCTACACAAAGGCTAACTTTCAGCCATGGTGCGGCTCTTTCGTAAACTGGTGCGCTAATGAAGCCGGCGTAAAGGTACCCAATACTGTTTACACTCCAGGTGGAGCAGCAGCCTTTAAGAAAGCCGGAGCTTGGATTGACGGAGATCTTGCGGATCCAGAACCAGGGGACATTGCCTATTTTGATTTTCCATCAGATGGCGTAGATCGTATCAGTCACGTTGGCATCGTTATTAAAGACAATGGTGATGGAACTGTATGGTGCATTGAGGGAAACACAAGCCCTGATGAAAAGGGTAGCCAACGTAATGGCGGTCAAGTTTCTAAGAAGCTACGTGCTTACAAGAAAAACCCTAAGAAGGTTATGATTTCAATTGTTGGCTTTGGTCGCCCTAAGTTTAAGGGTGCTGCTAAGCCTGCAACTTCTACAGCAGCTACGGCTGTATGTCAGATGTGTAATCGTCCACTTTAATGTACTACCTAACCCACGTAACCTTTCAAGGGATATTCCTAGTAACACTTTTAGCAATAACTTTGTTAGGGTTTTGGTGGTCGGAACACTAATAAAAAACCCCCGGTTATTAGCCGGGGGTTTTTTACTATCGAGACTCTCGTCCTCCAAGAACTACAAGTTCACGTCTTGGATCTACATCTGCACCAACAACAAGAGAGATAATTCCTGGTGCGCTATCTAAACCTGACTTATCTCTAAACCAAGCTGAACCATTGTCCATAGAAGGATTCTGAATAAATAAGCGTGGTCCGACATTCTGTGATCGATAATGGTGATAGTGACCGACATTGAGAATGTCCGCATCCTTTACCGAACAACGGCCCATAACCTGACCACTCCACCACTTAACCATATCCCTAGCTTGATGTCCATGTGCCATACCATACATAACCCCGCTTAGGTTAACTGTAAGAGTACTGTCATCTGATGCAGGATATCTAAACTCTACGCGATCATGTAAGAACTCGTTTTCCTTACAAATATCCTCTACTTGAGCAACAACGTCAATCTGCCAAGAATCTTCTGGGCGACCAACTAGAAAACGTTGAACCTCATCGTGATTACCTGGAACTACTGGAACTATTATCTTTCCAGCTAGAGGGGACATAGCCTTTACTTGAGCAAGAAGCATACGGCGACCTACTCGAACCTGTTCTGAAACGCCTATATCATGACGTCCCATAACCTTTCCTTTTTGGCTGGTCATACCCTCAATGCAGTCACCAAGCTGAGGCAAAGCAATCTGCCCGATGTTATATTTTTTAGCAAGATATTTATGATGCTCAACAGCCTCATCAAAAGAACGAAGAACTCTATCAATAATTGCAGGGGTGTCATCCTTACCATACTGGGTATCACCAACGCTATATACAGCAGTTAGGTCCCCAGTTAATTCTGAAACCTTTCCAGGTTTCCACTTTGAAATTCCCTCAAGAAGTTTCTCTAGATCATAATCAGGAGCAGTAGAGTTTTGTGCGGGTACAACATTAACTCTAAATGACTCTAACCAATCACCATTAAATGTTTGCCAACGAGAACGTCGGTGAGAGACCACAGTCCATTCAGCAGGATCAAGCTTTGCTTCTATAAGAATCTCTTCTGCGCCAGGAGTATTACCATCTGGTCTAGGAGTAGAAACAATAAAGCCACCATCAGTTCCAATTTCAGAACGAGGACGCCAGGCTTCTGGAATATTTTTGTTAGCTTTATCTGAACCCTGATTACCAGCTTGAATTATTGAATCATAATCATCTGCTAAAGACATACACAATCTCCTCTACGGTGGTCACGAACAGCTGTTTTGCCAAACGTGCCCCCGGCACGACGGAGCAATAAAAATAAATCTTTTGTACTTAAATCATCATCTTCCATAGCAAATTCAAATGCTTTTTTATCTTCTTCAGGAAGAGTAGCGGCCCACTGACCCACAATACAATTCTTAATACTTCCCAATGATTTTGCTTCTGCGTACAAATCTTGTAGCGACACTGATGCCTCCTCTTATGCTCCAATTGCAGTACTAGGCCTTAGAGGAGTCCTCTAAGACCTAGTAACTAGCATACACGAAATTAGTAAGAAGCGCCTGCTCCTGAATCAAAGTTGGTACGGTCACGCTTTACAGCGGTCTTAATGATTCGACCATTTGCTTGGGTTTGTCCAGCAGCTGGATCGGTCATCTTTGTATAACTAGCCTTGATTGAGTATGCAGCTCCATTACGATCTTGAGCAGGTAATGCGGCCTGTACATTTGAACGAGGTGCACCCTTTGCTCCAGATGGATCGCCAGCTGCGGTGTTCTTCTTTGATACAAGTGTTCCTGCCTTAGGTGATGCTGAAGGAGAGGTGAAACCAAGTCCTTCTTTCATCATAGGCTGGCGACCTTGCTTTGCCATACCTGCAAGCGCCTCGTCAGGGCTTGGGATTGAGCTTTTTGCCATGGGGTTCCTAACTGTTTAGAGATCTCTTAATATAAAGAATATATCAACTTACATTGATAGTAAAGACTATCGCTGAAATTTGTCCGTCCCGTGAATCCACGGTGGTAAAGCCTGGTCGGCAGCTTAGGTCAAGACCTCTAGGGGCAACATAGCCTCTAGCGATAGCAATTGCCTTTACAGCCTGATTTACTGCGGATGCTCCTACAGCCCTAAGCTTAACTTGAGGGCGCTCATAAAGAGCATGAGCAATAGCAGAGCCTACGGATTGTGCATTAGAACCTGCACTTACACGTAAAAACTGCTCTTCTGTTGTATCTTTTTCAATCACGAGTTTGTAGTCCTTTGGATTCGATTATTAGTCGCCCACCCAAGGAACAAGGTACGTTATTTATGGAGTTAAGTCAGGGTATCCAGCCTCTTTTAATAGCCTAATTAAGTCATCTAGCCGTAAAACAGCAGGCCAATCCCCGACACTTGCTGGTCCCTGGCCATTAAGGCGCAGTACAGCGATTGGAAGAGTTTCTCCATCACTACGCTCTTTTAGCTGCTTTATAGCAGCGCTAGGGTTGAAATCTTTTCTAGCCTTTACTTCCCAATCAATGCCGATAGTTCCGGTAACGTCTGTTCCGGATCTACCTGCGCCAGTTGATTTAGCGTAAGGCCAACCTTCTAGGACAAGTTTTTCTGCAAGAATATCTTGAGATTTATACCCACGATGTTTTCTACTCTGCGAAGGCATTACTCATCCTGGTCTGTACTAGTAGCCGTAGATCATCAATGGTCCCGTTATTAATAAAGATTTGATCAACTTTGTAGCCGTCTAGCTCATGCTCTGATATATGAGAATTTACTGCTTCAACCCCAAGACGCTTTACGCGCCAAAGTTGTCCCCCAAGTGAGCGTAGATGTTCAGCCTCATTTACAAACCTAACATCAGTGATAACTACTCGATCATCTGGATCGATGTTCTTTAATGCGACCTCAACCCAGATATCTGAATCAATAATGTTACGTGCAGCAACACCCAGGTCTTGAAGCAACCTGCGTACTTGCGGCTCTTGCTTTGCAGCATCCCAACCAACAAGATTAATTAAATCTTTTAAATAACCTGTAGGACTGCAACTAACCATGGGGTTAATTTCATATAAAAAGTTTCTTATGGCGTCTGCAAAGGCAATTCTTTTATAGCCATACTTCTCTACCAGGATAGATGCGAGGGTATCTTTCCCGGACTGTGCGTAACCGGTAAGACCAATAACGTTATAGCTAGGAGATATGCCTAACTCCTCATCGGTAAATAAAGACATTTGTTCCCAGGTCATGGTGTCAACCAACTGCTTCTACCGGTTGCCTTATTAATATTTACACGGCGAGTAATCTCACGGTTAATGAGAGAGATATCTTTAGACAAGCGCTCAGAGATAATATGAATTAATCCATGATAGTTAGAAAGCTCATGTAAAGCATCGGCTTTAGTGCGGTAGTCAGGATCTACTTCAATTTCGGCGTCAATCATAGAAACCGCAGTGCCGTTCTTTTTTAACGCTAGACGCTTCTGTGCACGAACAAATGACAAGTTCTTATCTGCTTCTGCCTTATCTACTTCAGCGCACCACAACTGTAAGTTAATAAATTCTAGATAAGCGACATACTTGGTATACAGATCCATAACCTGCTCTTCCATAAGCTCAGTTATATCTGCTGGTAGTGAGGGGGCGTCATAACTGTATTTGCCGTTTACCGTCATACCCTGCGTATTTAGAGCGGCAATAGTTCTACTACTTGCCTCTGCTACCTTTAACTCAATTGGACTCATCTAAGTTCTCCTTTAACCAAGCGTTCCACTCATCTTGAAGATCATCTTCTTCGATGTACTCGTCATAACCCATCTCCATCAGATGCTCAATAAAATCATCATCTGCTACATATACGGGTAACCCATCAAGGGTAATACCGTTTTCAGTACGCTCTAAATGCATGACCCCTCCTTAACAGTAATTGCAGTAGTTGTTTATTCTAACATTCTTAATAGCAATATAAAACTCACGTCCACAATGACTACATGAAACTAGCTTTAAATTAGATTTACTTTTTAATTTAGGGATGCGTAGTTTAATCATTGTCCGCCCCATCCCCCGCCTTTTAGGTGAATGCCAAAATTAGAGTATTTACGAAAACCTTCACCACCACACTCGCAGACTACTGCAGGAGCTGGTCCATCTGTAATCGGGAAAAAACTTTCAAAAGTCTCCTGACAAGTAGTGCACTTATATTCGTAGTTAGGCATCTTCCCCCCTAAACGGCTCGCAACGCTTGCAGCCCTTTATAGGGTCAATATTACACATGGGTGGGCGCTTGTTGTCAACTGCCCAGGCAACGTCCAAAGCACTCTCAAAGATATCTTTTGTATATTCTGGGTTGTAGGTAACTACAAATTCTTTATAATCTTGAGTAGATTTAAGCTCATAGATAAATACAATCTCGTTTGGTGCTGAAGGGATCTCACCAGCTTCAGCCATCAAATGGGTTAGATGAAGGTAGACCTGGCCCTGAAGTTGGTGCGACCTAAACGGTGCACGAATATTCCTCCAAGCCTTCTCTAGATCCCCATCTGCCTGAGAGATAAGTGCAGGAGCCTCAAATCTAAGGGTTCCCGGCCCAATAGATTTAATTTCAATTAGGAAATCTTCTCCCAAGCCTTTAACCCAGCCATCTGAATGTCCGGAGATCATATGCTTAGCGCTGTGTAGAGGTACTTCGCGGTACTCAAAAGTTCCGCAGCTATCTGTAAAATCTAAGTCTGAGGCTAGTTCCCAATCAGATGGGCCACAACCTGAGCACTCCCACTTACCGTATAGAACTCCCATTTCTTTAAGCCAGGTCTGCCACTTATCGTGGATGTAATGTCCCTCAGCAAAAATAGAAGCAAGGCGTAGGTTTGGCTTCTCACGAACTTCTTTGTAGTTACCCGATAAAGCGTGATAGGAAGCTAAATGACACCACTCAGGTTTAATTATGTCTGAAGGGTGTAGAACAGCCATATTACGAGAATCAAAAGGCTTTGCTAGTAAATGACGCTCAATAGCGCCTACCAAACGAGTATCTCGTTTGTTAGCTTCTAGAAATGCCTTTAGTGCACCCTTAGGTTTGCCCGTACTTGCCATCCTGATCTATCCATTCGTCTAATGTTAAGCCTTGTTTTTTATATTTTCTTTGAGCTGCATTTCTTTCTCTGTGGGACATACCACCAAAGATTCCGTGTAGCTCATCGTTTATAATAGCCTCTTTTAAGCACTCTTTGCGAACTGGACAGGCCGGTCGACCGTCTCGTCCCCAACAAATTGCTTTAGCCTTATCAGCTATTGGTTTGTATAAAGCCTTGTCTCTTGGAGGAAAAAATATTTCTGTATCTTCCCCACGACACTTGGCGTCGTATCTCCAAGCCCACTTGGGCTCGTCTGGGTTATCCATCTATCCACCTTTGATTGAATTACGAAGTTCAAAGAAATCCTCCTCCACTAAAACTACGTAGTTCTCTCCGTCAAGATGAAGACCTAAAACCGGAATACGGCTATCTAGGATAGCCTCGGTAGTAATCTTCTTTAGAACATCTGATTTAATGGTTACTGACTTTTTGCCAGTCCATTTGTGCTCAATCAGAAGTTCGTCGTTCCTTACATCTCCTTTACGAGACCAAAAAGCTCCAGAAGCTGCTGACCTAGAGCCATCAATCTTCTTAGCTAACCTTTTCTCATGCTTTAGAGATTGCTTTTGTCCCTCACTCTTCATTAGAGTCCTCGTGAAGTGCCAAGATAGGCTGAGCCTTAATAGTGCTTAGCACGGCCTTACTTAACTCCTCTCGCAGATCAATCTCCTCACGTAGGGAGTCAATCAAAGCCTGAGCTCCCTGCCACTTACGGTCACCATAATACATCCATCCTCCACGGCGCTCTACGATGCCATTTAGGATAGATAGGGCAACAATCTCTTTTCCGGTGTCATAACCGCCAGCATCAATAGCCCCACCGTCTGCAAAATAGAAGTCTAGGTAGGCAGTCTGCTGTGGGGGAAAAGTCTTATTCTTAATAGTTCTGACTCGAATAGTCTGACCTACACGACGCTTGCTTTCTCCGGTACCAACCTCGACCCAGTCGTCACGCTTTACTTCGCAACGAACACTATAGGCATAGTCCTTACCCAGACCACCTGGGGTGGTACGCGGATCTCCGTGCATCACACCAATCTTCATACGATACTGATTGATCATAATTCCAAGAACTGGGCGCTCTGACTCAATAAGGTCTCGCTTAGTAGCGCTGGCTACTTTTCGGAAGAATTTGTTGGTGATGAGGGCTCCTCGTCCAACGGTGAATTCTTCCATGTGCTTCTCATCCTCTGCACTAGGAACCAGGGCAGGAAGTGAATCAACAACGACCATATCAACAGCCTTGCTTTCCATGAATTGAATAACCGAATCAAATGCGTCCTCCATACTGTTAGTTTCTACAAGTAAGACACGACTGTTATCTACACCGCAAAGCTCAGCATATTTTGAGTCAAAGTCTTCTGCCGCAATCCATACGGCAGTAAAGTCAGGGTTGATCTGTTGGTTAGCTGCAATAGTTCTTAAAGCAATCGCTGTCTTCCCATGCGATGCTTCGCCCACTAGCTCTACCCAACGATTCATTGGCCAACCTCCGCCAAGAACAACATCAAGCGTTAGAGAACCAGACGTAATGCGCTGAGATAGTCGTGCCTCTCCAGCAAGAACAACTGTGTTTGCTCCAAGTTTCTTATTAATACCTGCTGCAATTTTTAATGCTTCTGCGCTTAGTACCATTACTCAAGTCTCCCTACGATTGTTGTTGGATTAAATCCTCCGCCTTGATTTGGCTGCTTAGCTGCAATCGTTGGACCACTGCTAGACGAACCTGTACCGCCTGCTCCAGTACCTGACTGGACAATTGGATACCCACAATCATAACAACGTTTGCGCTGAGTGCCAACTGGCGCCATGTAGTTTCCTGACATACAGCCTGGGCAACGCTCAGCATCTCTCGCGCTCTGTGCACGAGTAACTAACTGATCTTGTTGCTGATCATAAGACACCTGAATGTTAGGGCTCTGTTGAGGAGGTCGGTACACATTAGGAGAAGGAGGAGAAGTTGGGGGAGTATTTTGTGTAGGTGATTGGGTACCTAATTTTTTTGCCCACCAATTGCTATTACTCATCTGATGCCACCCTTGATTCGATTAGTCCTATATTTGCTAAAGTTGATACGCAGGAAACTGCTGCGGATAGCGACACCATACGAAACAAATGATTAAGCTGCTCAATCTGCTCTGGAGCCATATCCTCATCGTTCTCTTCATCAAGCATATAAGCTGAAGTTGCAATCTTTGCCGCAATATCCGCATGTGCGTCTATAAAGGGAAGTAACCCGGCTATATTAGAAAGGCGATCTTGACTAGCCTGTTCCTCCATCTCAGCCACCTCTGAAGAGATTGGGGGTAATCCCATAAGTTCAGCAATGCCCTCTGTAGGAGTAAGCATCGCATCGTAGATAATTTCACGCATGAGGACTGTAAGAGGTACTTGCGTAATTGAAAGTTTTTTCTTCTTACGTCGAAATAGCTTCACTTAGCTTCTCCCCATCGTTTAACAGTAGTTATATCCGCAAGTAACGGAACAGTTAATGCGTTAATGCCTTCCATTGCTTGCCTAATCTGCTCTGCAGTTTCCTCAGCAAGTTCAGTAGGAGTTACCGTCACTAACTCATCATGCACTGTAAGGATAAGGTTTGCCTCGGAAGGGATCATCTTATTAGCCCTAATCATAGCAAGCTTAATGATGTCAGCTGCCGACCCCTGGATTACGGTATTAAAAGCCTGTCGTTCAGCTCTTGAACGCTTCCATACCTCATTAGAACGAAGATCAGGCAAATAACGACGACGCTTTAAAAGAGTGCTGGCAAAAGGAATTGGAGCCTGCCTACGGCTCTCACTGATAACCTGACGCTTGTACCTAGCCACAGAAGGGAACTTAGATACGAAGTCATCTAATAAATCCCTAGCCTCGGCTAAAGAACACCCGATAGATGTTGAGATCTTATCTGGACCAACACCGTAAGCCAAGGACAAAACTAATACTTTACCAGCTTTACGATCAACGCCCATGGTATTTCCAATAGTTGTATAAATGTCTTCGCCATTTAAGTAAGCACCACACATAATCCTGTCTTGGCTAAACGAAGCGATTACACGAGGTTCAATCTGAGAATAGTCAGCAACTACCAAAGAATATCCTTCTGGAGCAACAAAAAGATTACGAATTGCCTTACCATTAGGTGTGTGCGGAGCCGGCACATTCTGCAAATTGGGATTACGGCTCGAGAATCGGCCGGTCTCCGCACCATATTGAACAAAGTCAGTATGAATACGGCCCTTAAGCATCAAGCTTTTCTTTGCAGTAACTTTTGATTTACCAGCAAGAGTTCTAGTTATGTCTCCCCCTAGATATGGAATTACATAGGTAGTCAACAACTTATTTAAATCAGAGTACTCAATAAGAGCATCTACTAGTGGATCCTTACCTGCCAAACCTTGTAGAGCAGGTTCAGATACAGAGAAGTCAGAAACAGAAGCTGGCTTACCCTCATCAGCCCGCTTCTGTCCTGCGGGGGTTAAAACCTTAGGCTTCAAACCCCTACCCCCATCTTTCTTAGGGGAGAACAATAATTTTTGTTTCTCAGGAACACTATTAATATTAAAAGCTTTTCCTGCAAGCCTATAGATTGTTGCCTTTGTAGTCTCAAGTTGAACTTCAAGGTTTGCCTTTAACTTCTCTAGTTCATCGACATCAATATCTGCTCCGCGTAGCTCCATACGGCAGATAACATCTAGAACATCCATTTCAAGATTAAAGATACCTCGAAGACCATCAGCGTCTAACTGCTTAGATAGCTTCAACCAAAGCTTCCAGGTCCATTCAGCATCTAGGCCCGCATAAGTAGCAACTTCTTCAAAGCTATGCTTCTCTACTTCTTTTCCTACACCCTTCACCATGTGATAGCCAAACTCACGCTGTAAGCAGTCATCTAAACCTAAAGAGTTACGGTTTTGGTTATCTAAGATAAATGAGGCGTTCAGGGTGCATGCATACGGCTGTGCTGGAAGACCGCCGATGTATTTAGATACGCTTTGTAGATCAAATTTAAGATTGTGACCAGCCTTTACCTTGTTGCTGGTTAATAGTGGCTTAAGAGCCTTAAACACTTCTCCCGCAGTTAACTGCTCAGGTGCTGGGCCAAATATACGAGTGGCCTTACGCTCGTCTTTGCTGTAGTCAGAATCACGTAGTTCTAGCCCCTTTGCTACACGAGCAACTGCAGAAGGGAGTAGTGGGTATTCGGTACGTAGATATTCTCCGTTTGGATGACCCATAGGTATTACATCTACGCGGTCATAAGTAGCTAATGCAATCCAAGTAACAATATTTTGACGAGGATCTCCTCGGTGATCTCCGACCGTTTCTACGTCAAAGCAAAACGCATCAACAGATTCATACGCCTTAACAAGTTCAGATAGTTGTGCCTGTGTAGTAATTATATTCATTAGCGCTCCTGGATTAGGTGCGCTGAGGGCTCATAGAGAAAAGGAGACACCAAGAGATGAGCCCTCAGCACGATTATTTGAGGTTAGTTAGCTGATGCAATTTCTCGAGCAATTTCAGCAAGTTCAGCTTTGGTAGAAGTGTGAAGTGCTTCTGGTCCAAGTGGCTTCATTGTTTTAATTAGCTCAGCTGCTGCAACAGGGTCAATACCCCAATCCTCAGCGAGGTCGCGCTCTTTCACAGGATTAATTGTGTAAGAGGTCTTTGTGCCGGTTCCGCTCTTGCTAACAGCCCAGTATAGATCTGGACGGTTGAGTGGACCAGTTTTTGCATTTGAATCAAGCTTCTCAAGTTGTCCACATAGACGAATACCTACAACCATTAGTTGAAGTTGTGGATCTTCATCAGACAAGTTGAGAACAGTAAACGCAAACTTTTGATCTGGCTTACTGCCCACAGCAATTAGCGGGTCGCCCTCACCAATGCTAATAAATGACTTCTTTCCTGGACGGTTAACCCAGTGCTGCATAAAGGTCATTGGCTCATTACCAATGAACTTGATTAGCTGGACATCTTCGTCAAAACGGAAATCAGTTGCGAAGGATTTACTGGATTTAGCTACAGCTTTTTTGGCTGCTGCCCAACCAGTTTGAATAATAGAAGAACGTTCAGGTGTTTCTGTCTCGTCTTCTTCTGCGAAGATCTCTTCGAGAACTTCTTGTGTAGGTGTTTCACTCACGTATGAGTCTAGATTAGGTGTTGCTTCGTTATCAATGCGGATACCCATTTGGGTATCTCCTTTCGGTCAATGGATCATAGGTTGATGGTCATATTAAGTTGTTTCTTGAGAGTGAATCTTAGTCCATTTCTCCATCAATTCAATTGATAGATCTTGATGTCGATTCCAATCAACCCTGGGTGCTTCAAGAAGTCCCCGAGATTGAAAGCTCTCGATAGTTGCTTCGACAATTGCTCTGCTGTACATCCGCCATCCGGGCTTCTTTACACCATTAACAATCATTGACTTTAGGCGATAAGGTGCACGTGGAATATAACCTTTTCGTTCCCAAAGCCTCAAAGTAACTAACGGTCTGTTTAGTGCAAGTCCTAGAGATCCTGCACTGAACAATTCTAGCACCTTTCCATTTGGGAGGGTCTTTACCTGAGGTTCAGAATCCCAAGTTCCTGGTGTAGAAACTTTTCTTGGTTTTGCTTTTGGGTCTGGAGCACGACGTTTGCGCTTTGACCCAGGGTAGTAATCATCCAGGCTTTCAAAGAGCTTGTCAACTTCGTCGTTCATATTTAACCTTACGATTTAGAAGGAATAAAGGCCCAGACAACTTTCTTAGGAAACATCGTATCAATCTCCTCCTCAGTAAGCAAACCTTCGTACAAACAAGACATTACTTCATCCTCGTTTAGAACTGGCTGCATCTCAAAGCAACGAGAATATAGGTTCTTTTCTGTAAGAATCTTTGTGGCTTGAGACATGTCTAGAGATTGAGAAACTTTGCGTTGACGTTGCAAAGAACGGTAACCATCTACTTCCTGCTCTAGTGGATACCATAAGTGCCCCTTATCGTCAGGAACACCTTGACTATCTACTAGATCAGATAGAAAAGATTTTACTTCAGTTTGTTCTTTAGTTAGATCTTCAATTCTTCGTTTTAGATTGATAAAGTGCTGAACTTTAGCAAGTATCGAATCTACTGGTTTCTTATCTGGTGGGATGATATTTGGCATGAGTGCCCTCCTTTGAACCCCAGCCTATACCACCCCACCGACAAGATGCAAGTTACTTGATGGTAATAGTTTTAGGCTTCTTTTCCTCAGGAAGTTCTTGCTTCAGGGTAATTCTTAGCAAGCCGTCCTTGAGCTCAGCGCCCTTTACAACTACGTACTCAGCTAAAGCAAAGTTCTGTGAGAATTCACGTCCTGCAATACCTTTATGAACATAGTTAGTTTCTGGGTCTGAGAGTTTTCCCTCTACAGTTAGGGTTAGCTCCTTAACTGTAATCGTGATGTCTTTCTTTGAGAAACCAGCAACAGCTAGCTCAAGGATGTGCTCATCCTTATCTCGAAGGACGTTATACGGAGGATAGGTAGAAGTCTTTGCCTCTAACGCAAGTTCCTTAAGAGTTTCAAACATCGGGTCAAACCCAATAGCCCAACGATTGATGTTTGGAAACAGAGTGTTAAGTGTGACTGGAGTCGGAATAGACGGTGACTTTTTGTGC